TGCTCTTACTACTTTAAGGGAATTTCCGTACTGTAAAAAGTTGGTTGCGCTAAAAAAGTATTCGAAAGTTTTAGCAGTTGGTTTCCCAAATACTGAAACAAATTCGTCTTCACTAGAGATATTGACTACCTCATCCATCGGCCCTTTCTCACTAACGATACCAATAGCACCAATCGAAGTTGATACTGCCGGTATGACATTAGTTAGATCCTTTTCCGTAACGTTAACGCCCGGTGATACTAAAAAAGCCATCTTATTCTCCTTAAGTTGTATTTAAATTTTAATATTAAAATCTTACTCAAACTATTTATAAAATGCAAGATTTACCAACCTTTCTTGTATTTTACAGGCGACCATGTAGTTCCATAAGGGTCTTTAAATGCCTCTGGTTCGTCTATACCATCATCTATAAAACCAAAAGGTGCCATATCTTGTTCTAACATATTTTGTTGTTCATCAACAAGTCTTGCACGAATATCTTGATCTGTCAATTCTTTAAAATACGTTTGATTAGATAACCAGGCAAACATGACTAAACAAGTCACTAAATCATCAGTTGATCCTTCTTCGGCCTCATACTTTTCTTTACCTTTGAGTATATAAGTCGATAATTCTGCAATGATATCAAAATCTTGTATAATTAACTTATCATGTTCTATTAATGCTTTTAAATTAGAACAACCAATTTTTTTTGTTGCTTTTGTTGTTCTTAAACCTAATTGTGATTGTTTACCACTAAAACCTGTACCTGCAATCTGACCTGATCTACCTCTTTGATTAACCATAATTAAATTATCATATTCTAAATCATATTGCATTGTGTCAGCAACCTGACCACCAATATCGTTTACTTCAATCAATACCTCTGCTTGATTATAACTTGTTGCAATCTTATTAATAATTTGTGGAAACACTAAAGGCTTTATTTCATTGTTTCTATATTTTGCTACAATTTTATAAGGTATACTTGTTGCGTCTGTTACAACAAAAGCACTATAATCATTTATTGTACCTCTAGCAACATCAACAGTCATAACATACCTATGACCTTTTATAGGCATTTCGTAAACATCTAATCCTGCGTTTGATTGTTCAGGTATGATGTGTGACATTGATCTTAACTTAGAACTATTAATAAGTGTATCTACACTACCTAAAAATTCACATTCAAATTCTGTTCTAAATTGTTGTTCACTTGTATTTTTTATTGTTTCAATTTTCCATTTTTCATCACGACCAGGTACCTCTGACCAATGTACTTCAATAGGTTTATAACTATTACGATCATGTATTGCGTCATTCCACATTTTATAAAACATATTCATACCATGAGGTGTTGATACTATCATTACCTTAGAAGATTTACCAGATGATATTGTAGGATAAACAGAACTAAAAAATTGTTCTGCAATATTATTAGGCACATATGCAAACTCA